AGCCCGCCTCCCGCGACTTCACAGTCACGACCGCCTCGGACGAGGCCGACCTGTGGTATCAGCTGACGTTCTACGACGCGGCCGGCGCCTTCGCGCTGCCGACCTTCCCCGTCCAGAACACCGCCGATGAGCGGCCGATCTACGCCTCCGTCTCGGAGCTCGCGCAGATCCTGCGTGTCAACGCCTCGCAACGGCACGCGGCGCTGACGCGGGTGCTGAAGTCGGCATCGGCCGAGATCGACTCCGAGATCGGCACGGCCGATGTCAACGGCACCGAGACGCCTTACTCGAACCCGCCGGAGCTCGCGCAGGAGGTCTGTCTCGAGCGCGCCGTCGAGCACTGGCAGCAGAACCAGTCGCCCTTCGGCATCATCGGCATCGCGGACACGGGCGTTGCCTACACGGCGCGCGACAGTTGGGAGCGCCATTCCCACAAGCTCGCGCCGCTGAAAGGCTCCTGGGGACTTTCCTGACGTGGCGACGCTGGTGGAGATCCAGGACGCGCTGGCAGACCAGGTCTACGACGAGCTGTGCGGGACGGCCAACATGCCGATCGCCAACCTGCAGGCAGACGGCCTGATGGTGCCGAGCCCGTCGCCGCCGGCCATCGACATCTACCAGGACGAGACGCCTAGGGAGGCGCTCGGCTTCGGCCGCGGCAACCTCATCTACATGCTCATCGTCAGGGCGCGGGTGACGACCGCCGACAACGAGGAGGGCCAGCGACTCTTGATCTCGATGATGGATGCCGCCGCCGAGACCTCCGTGCTGCAGGCGATCACGGCCGACCGCACGCTGGGCGGCGTGGTACGCAGAACGGAGGTCACGAACCAGTCGGCGATGGGCACTTGGCCTGCGACCGGCCTGGACGGCGACCTGCTCGGCTGCACCTGGACGGTGCGGGTGATCCCGTGAATCACAAGAGAGACAACAAAGGAAGGTTTGCAAGCGGCAATCTTCGCCATGCACTCCCAGTTCTCCAGCGATATCGCATTGATCCAGAGACGGGATGCTGGCGCTGGCTCGGCAACATAGATCGGCGACATGGCTATGGGCGCTGCAAGGATCCCCAAACCGGAAAAACAATGGTGGCCCATCGCGTGTTCTATCGACACCACCGGGGCCCGATTCCTCGCGGTAAGGAGCTAGATCATCTCTGCCGAGAACGCGACTGCGTCAATCCACTTCACCTTGAAGCGGTTACCAGGGCGGAAAATGTGCAAAGGGGAGCATCGTCGAAATTGACAGCCGACGATGTTCGACATATCCGCCGTGTCATGCGCGATCTGCAAGAGAGATATGGCATGAGTTATGGCGGGCTGGCGCACGTTGCCGACCGCAGAACATGGAAGGAGATCGAAGATTAGGATTTTGATCTCCTCCAACGCTCCGTGGACGAGCAGCGGCTACGGAGAACAGACAGCCCTGCTCCTGCCACGGCTCAAGGCGCTCGGTCACGAGGTGGCGGTCGCCGCCAACTTCGGCATCCAGGGCACGATCGTTCCCTGGAACGAGATCACCGTCTACCCGGCGCACGGCGACTCCGGCAACCGCTCGATCGGCTACTACGCGGAGCACTTCGGGGCCGATGTCGTGCTCTGCCTGCACGACGCCTGGGTGATGCGGCCATCGGCTTGGCCCGAGGACTTCCGCATGGCCATCTGGGCACCCGTCGACCACTACCCGGTACCGCCGATGGTGGGCGCCGTGCTCAAGTCGGAGAAGGTGCGGGCGATCGCGATGTCGCAGTTCGGACAGCGCGAGATGGAGCGCGTGAAGATCCCCGACCCGCTGTACGCGCCGCACATGGTGGACACGCGGCTCTTCTGCCCGCAGCCCGACTTTCGCGACGCCATCCGCGACGACATGGGCATCCCTCGCGACGCCTTCCTGGTCGGCATGGTGGCCGCCAACCGCGGCTGGAACAAGCAGGTATCGCGCAAGGCATTCCCCCAGGCCTTCGAGGCCTTCGCGCGCTTCTCCCGCCGGCATGACGATGCCTGGCTGTACGCGCATACGGAGGCCGTCCCGCGCGGCGACGGTTCCAACCTCGAGAACCTCGTGCTGGCGCTGAACGGCCTGGAGGAGAGGCCCGGCAGGCTCATCGAGCGCATTCGCTTCCCCTCCGAGCGCGAGACCTTGATGGGCCTGCCGCGGCATCTGCTGGCGGCGCAGTACGTGGCCTTCGACGTGCTCTTGAACCCCTCCATGGGCGAGGGCTTCGGCGTGCCGCTGATCGAGGCTGCGGCCTGCGGCGTTCCCGTCATCGCCTCAGACCACTCGGCCATGAGCGAGCTCACGCAGGCGGGCTGGCTCGTGCAGGGCGACCCCTGGTGGGACGAATTGCAGTCGTCCTTTGCCTTCATGCCGCACATCGCCTCCATCGAGGCGGCGCTCGAGGCGGCCTACGACGCGCGGGCAGACCAGGGGCTTCGCGACGCGGCTGCGGAGTTCGCGCTGGGCTACGACGCCGATGTCGTCGTGACGCAGTACTGGGAGCCCATCTTGGAGCAACTGGCGCTGCCGCGGGAGGTGCCGCCCATCTCCATGAACGGCAACCGGGCACAGCGCCGAGCGGCCAAGAAGGCTAAGGCCAAGGCGAAGGCGTGAATGCGTGCTGCGTCCTGACGCTGTGCCGTGATCGCCTGGAGTATTCGCGGCACTGTTTCGCGACGTTGCGAGAGAACGCGGGCTGCCCGTTCGATCACTTCGTGCTCGACCAGGGCTCAGAAGACGACACGGCCGCGTGGCTTCGGGCCGAGCAAGCCGCCGGCCGTGTCTCCCGCGTCGTCTACTCAACCGAGAACATCGGCTGCACGCGGGGCTGGAACTGGCTGCTGGACGTGTGCCGGCCGGAGCTCTACGACACGATCATCACCTTCGACAACGACTGCGAGGTACTGACGCCGTTCACGCTGGCGACGGTGGCGCAGTTGGCCTCGGACTATGAGACGATCCTGGCGCCGAAGGTGGAGGGCCTGATGTACCCGCCCGCCACCGTCTCGACGTTCGGCTTGGGCTCGGCCGTCGTCGACGAGACCTGGATCCTGGGCAACATCTTCATGGCCATCCCCTCGGTCTTGTTCACGCGCGACGGCTTCCGCTGGGACGAGCGCTTCCAGGTCTGGGACGGCGGCGAGTCGATCACACAGTGGCACCGCGCCCAGGGAGGCCGCTGCGGCTACGTGCGGGGCTTCTACGTCAACCACTACAAGACGACGCTGGGCCAGGTGGCAGACATTCCCCAATACTTCGCCAGGCGCGTGCGGGAGGGAGGAAGAGCGCAGTGACCGTGGCCGTGACCTACAGCGGTGACTTCTTCCAGGGCCGGCGCGAGCTCGTGCTGGCCTCGGCGCGCTTCGTGGTGCCGGTCTTGAAGCGGTTGCTGAGACCACAGTCCGTCCTCGATCTCGGCTGCGGCGAGGGCGAGTGGCTGGAGGTGTTCGACCTGCCCTGCATGGTCGGCGTCGACATCGCGGCCTCGGACGAGTTCTTCCAGCACGATCTGACAGAGCCGCTCGACCTGGGCGTTACCTTCGACGTCGTGCTCTGTCTCGAGGTGGGCGAGCACCTGCCCGAAGAGGCAGCTGACGTGCTCGTCTCCTCCTGCGCCCGGCACAGCGATGACGTCGTCTTCTCGGCGGCGGTGCCGGGCCAGGAGGGCAAGGGCCACATAAACCTGCAGTCGCATGAGTACTGGGCCGAGAAGTTCGAGCGGCGCGGCTTCGTGCAATACGACGAGATCCGGCCGCGTATCCAGTCCCGCCAGGTGTCCCCCTGGTACCGCGAGAACATCTTCCTGTATCGCCATGGTGTAGACTCCCGCGCTCTGACCCGGGAAAATATCCCGGGTCGTAGCGAGAGGAGGGTTCCAGATGGCTAAGAGGTACAGCTTCGATGTCACGAAGCAGGACATCGCCGATGCTCAGAACGGCGACTCGTTCAACTGCATGGTCGCCGACACGATCAAGCGCCAGCAGCCGGGAGCTAGCCGGGTCGAGGTGGACCTGCAGACCATCCGCTGGTCGGACAAGGACGGGCGGCATGTCTTCCTGACGCCGTACGAAGTGGCGGGCTACATCGTTGCCTTCGACGCGGGAGAGGAGATTCACCCCTTCTCGTTCCAACTTCGCAACGCTGTCCAGGCGTTGCAGCGCAAGGCGTTAACGCCTGCTGCGAAGGCTGCTCACAAGGCGGACAGCAAACTTCACACCGCGCGAACAAAGCTTCGCAAGGCCGAGAGGGTCATGGCTGCCCCGGAGTCGTCGCCGGCTGAGGTTGCTCTCGCCGAGGAGCGGATTGTCGAGGCCGAGGAGGCCATCGAGGAGGCCAGGGTGGAACGCGAGGAGGCCGTGGCGATGGGCAAGGCGGCGGGAGAGAAGACCTCCAAGGAGCGGGTGAGCACAGCAACGCGGATGGCCTCGCCGCGCGTCGTCAAGACGAAGAATCGTCTCTACGGTGCTCGGCAGTTGCGCGTGAACCAGCAGGACGGTCGCACGCACACCGTTAGCCGAGACGTCTAGAGCGATAACAGGGGCGACCCGGCCCGGAGGGTTCCAGACCGACGGGCCGGGCGCCCCAGCCTGAGGCTAACCCCTCCTGGGGAGGTGGTGTGACGGATGCTCGTCGACTTTCGATGACTTCCACCAGCACGAACACCGCCTCGACCTGCTCCGGATCCTGCGCCAAGCCAACGACAAGTTCCGCTGCACGCTGTTCGCGATCCCGGCGCTGGGCTCGGACGAGTTCTGGGCGAGCGTGCCCGGCTGGTGCGAACTGGCAGTCCACGGCTGGCGACACCCGCACTCTCGCGAGGCAGAGCACTGGACGTACGAGGAGACGATGTCGGTGCTGGCCGCTCGCCCACCCGGATTCGTAAAGGGCTTCAAGGCGCCGGGCTGGATCATCTCGGATGAGACCTACCGAGCACTGGACGATTCCGGCTGGTGGGTCGCAGACCATTGGGAGAATGAGGGCCGCCGACCGAAGGGACTACGGGCGCACGTCATCTCCCACGAGGCGGCTGTCGGCAGCGATCCCGATCACTGGCACGGCCACATCCCCAA